ATTAGCTTGGTCAGGAACTGATTACGAATGGGTTCCTCAAGCTAGTGGTTCAGGCGGCGGTGGCGGTTTATCAAATAATGAAGTGATTAGCGTTATAACTGGTTCTGATTTAGATATGGCCGGTAATAAAGTATTATTTGGTAACGTATATCAAGCAGAAGGCGATTTACCCGCAGCCGCTAGTTATCACGGTATGTTTGCTCACGTACATGGAACAGGTAAAGCATATTATGCTCATAATGGTGCTTGGGTTCGATTAGCAGACTTTTCTGAAGTTGGTTCAGGCGGCGGTGGTGGTTTACCAAGTCGTTCATCTCCTTCGGCTGCTACGGCATCAATCGCTGATGGAGTATCAACAGACATTGATATTACTGGGTTTAAAGGATACGCATTATATTCAATCACAACATCGCATCCTGCTTGGGTAACACTTTATGCAACTAACGCAGCAAGAACAGCAGATAATTCTAGGCTTGAAACAGAAGATCCTTCACCAGATGCCGGTATTATTTCTGAGGTAATTACATCAACTGGTAATTTAAAAGTGTTAATAGCGCCAGGAGCAATTGGTTATAATTTAGAATCAACACCAACCGCGAATATACCGGTAAAGGTAAGAAGCAAAAACGGTAGTGCTGCTGCGATTACAGTAGCTATAGAAATACTTCAGTTAGAGGCATAACATGCAAAAAGAATGGATTGTTACACTTCATAATAAAGAGGATTTAGATTCTTTTTACGAAGACATGGAAACTGAAGGTGGAGCATTATACATTCCGGGACGAGAAATACCTGTTGTTCATAGAAGAAGCATAAGCCGTAATACTCATTATATGTTAACTAATGAAGAAGCAAACCAATTAAAAAACGATCCTAGAGTTTGGGATTGTGATTTAGTAGAATTAATTGATTTGACTACCAAACCTCAAGGATGGTCAGTCACTAATCAAAAGTTTTCAAAAGATTGGTTTACAGACACGACAGATTTTAACTGGGGTTTGCTTAGACACTCTGAAGCTGCCAACAGATCCAATTGGGGCGACAATGGAGTTTCAAATGTAAACTCGGATCTTACCGTAACTGCATCAGGTAAAAACGTTGACGTTGTTATTATTGATGGTCACATTGATCCTGGGCATCCAGAGTTTGCAAAAGTTGGAACTGAGACAGATTATTCAGATGGTGCACTTGTAAGTGACTCATCTAACGGAGCAGTATTTGATAGATCAATCACAGTTCGTGGAGTTAAATGTGTTATTGCTGGCGCAGTAGGTGGACAAACTACAGTACCAGACGATTGGGCATATAAAACTGCAAAATTTATTACATTACTTATTAATCCACAAGATCCTTTAATTAATTTAGAACACCAAGCCAATTTAATTAAAACATTAAAAGGTGATTCAGGAACTACACATGCAGGCTTACCTACGGCACAAAGAGTTGCTTGGGGTGGTGGTTCTTCATATACACCAAACTTTTTAACAGACTCAGGTGCGGCACAATATTCAGGTTATCAAAACTTTTTAGATACCCATGTCTTAGATGATATGGTATGGTATAGAAATACATCAGGACCAAACCCACCGACAAGTGATAGAGATATTGAAGAGTTAGCAGAACATTTGTTCCATACAATTCATAACTTTGGTATTCCAGGCGCAGTTCCCGGAAGTGCTACAGAAGTTCCTATGCAATCTTTAGGACCGATCCTTCAAAATAATCCTAGTTTTTCTTGGACAACTACAGAATTACACCTTGCAATGAAAGAAGCAATTGATGCATCTTTATATGATCCAACTGGTTATTCAACAGATTGGGCTACAGATGCTGAAGCAGCTACGGTTGCATATAAAGAATATACTTATTTAGTTAATTGGTCAATGTGGGATATGAGTCAATTCTGGGATGGAGGAAGTCTTTCACCAGAATGGGACGACACTTTAAAAACACCGGCAGGTATGTTGGCAAATAACCCATTGGGTCATGCCTTGTTTAAAAAATACTTTGAGCCAGTTTTAAGTAAACCTGATTTTGCTAAGATGCAAGATATGCTTCAGGATAACGATGCAGGCGAACATTATTATGAAGAGTCTGCAAACGGCGCTTCCAGAATTAATCAATTTAATTGGTTTTCCTTAACAAACGCTGTTACCGGTGGTTCAAATGGAACTTATACATATGATCGTTCAGGTTCATATACGAATGTTGCAGATGAAGCAGATAACAATCATGGTTGCCACTGCGCAGGAACGGTTGCTGGTAATACTCAAGGCTGGGCAAGAGGCGCAAACATCTATAACATTAGCCCTTATGGTTCAAATCCAAATAGCTTATCAAGTACAAGGATGTGGGATTACATTAGGGAATGGCATAATACAAAAGCAGTTAACGCTGTAACAGGTAGACGAAATCCTACTATTACAAATAATAGTTATGGTAGTTCTATACCTGTTGGTTCAGCCGCAGATAATTTTGGTAACATTACAAGTATTACATACAGAGGTACAGAGTTTAGTCCAGGACGTGATTTAACTACCGCTGAATTAAGAGCTCGTGGTTGTTATGCACCATCTTTACAAATGGATATTCCATATTATTTTACTTCACGTCAAGCTGACCAACAAGATGCTATTGACGATGGAATTATTATTGTATGTTCAGCAGGTAATGATAGTTGGAAAACTGTTAACGAGTCCGACCAAGATTGGAATAATACATATCAAGTTCAATATTATGGATTTGACCAAACTTATTGGTTAAACCGTGGTACAGGTTCGGCTGCAGGATTTAATGCAAATATTAACGTTGGCGCTACATCAAATAATGTTAATGAAGTTAAAGCAACGTTTAGTAACTGCGGTAACCAAGTTGATATTTACGCAGCTGGTGAAGCAATTCAAAGTAGTTTGCACTCAGGTGGTACTAATGATGCTAGAAATAGTTCATACCAATTAGGTAAGTATCAAGGAACAAGTATGTCTGGCCCTCAGGTGGCAGGAGTTGTTGCATTGCTTGCAGAGTCTTGGCCAAGGATAACTCAGGAAGAGGCAGAGGATTGGTTACTTAATAACGCAACTATGAATGCCATGTATGACTCTGGTACAGACGATGCGTATGATAGAAATAGTTTACAAGGCGCGGCAAACAAATATTTAAGATGGATTAATCAGCGACCAATAGATGGAAATACACTTCCAAAACAAAATTTTAAAACAAGACCTGCATCTGGGAAAGTTTACCCAAGACCTAATATACGTAGAAGAGGTTAGTAAATTGTTTATAAATATTACAAAGAGGCAGGCTAGGTGACATGGCAGAAGTACTTACTACAAAATTAAAAAATGATACAACTAGAATGTTTATGACAGACATTCAGAATAACGACTTTTATGTATTCGTTTCTTCTATTACAACTGATACACGCCAAAGCGCGACCAATGCACAGTATAGTAAAAATGAGTTTTTAGAAAATACAGTGTTCGGTAAAAAGGTTCTTGGATCTGATACTAAGTTTATGATTAAATACCATCCTTGGCAGAAAGACGCTACTTACGTTCAATACGATGATAGGATTGATTTAGATGGTGAAAAGTTTTACGCTGTTGTAGGTCCAAACGATAACGACACTGGTGACTATCGAGTATTTAAATGTTTATATAACAATAATGGCGGCGCTTCATCTGCTCCACCAAACTGGAATGCATTTACAACAGACCAAATATATAGAACAGCTGATAAATACGTATGGAAATTTATGTATGCTATTGAATCAAATGAGTTTGAAGCATATAACGCAATCGGTTATATCCCTTTACCTGTTGATTTTGAAATAAATCCAGACCCATATGCAAACTCTGCTGCTGTTGTATATGGCTCAGAGTTATCAGACATCTTTATTGAAAACCCAGTTGATAACAATGGTTATCCTTCTTTAGATGGTTTTATGGCAGCATCACCTTCAAACTCTGGTGATATGTTATTAAGAGCTTCTAATATTAACCAAATTCAAAATTTTTATGCAGGTATGACAATATATGCTACCAATCCAGACGGCGTATCCTACCTATATAAAATTGATACATATGAATATGAGCCAAATTCAGGACTTGGAAGAGCAAGAGTTATTGGTGATCCACGCGGTGACGGTGTTTCAAACATTGCAACATTTTCAATTATCCCAACTGTTGAGTTACGGGGAGACGGCAGTGGCTGCATTGCTAAGTCAGAGGTAATTAATGGACAAATAACAAATATTATTATCCTTAACCCAGGAAGTGGTTATACTAATTTAACTGCATCAGTTAAAGATCCTGAGTTTGATTTTGCTCCAGAAGATCCTAACTCTGTTGATGTTAGAGTAGAATTAAGACCAGTTCTTTCACCATTCGGTGGACACGGTTATAACTTTATTGATGAATTATATTGTAGTCATATTCTTTTATATGGATATATTACAGAAACTGATAATAATCAAATTGGTTCAGAAAGCAGTTACTCTAATATTGGTATTGTTAAAAATCCAGAATTTGTGAGTGCTTCAGCCAATACCGCAAATACACCAGACGTATTTGATAATAGAATTAAAATTGTAACAAACGACATCATATATGCTATTGAAGGTGATGTTGTTACTCAATTAGACTCATCAAATAAAATTACATTTACTGGTAAAATACACGAGGTTGACGATACAGCTAACACAGCGTATATCTCAAACTATATGGGTCCATTTACTAACCAAGCAAATAACGATATATCATTTGACCCAACTGCTGCAATTGTTAATTCTACGGGTCAGAGAATTATAATAAATAGTCCACAAGCCAATAATACGATAGAATCAGATTACATCCAAAGAAGTGGGCAAGTATACTTCATGGAAGATTTTGTTCCTCTCGTTCGTACAAGAACCTCACGGGAAGAATACAAATTAGTATTAGAATTTTAAGGAAACATGATAGATGCCTATTAATAAAAATTTAAATATTGCTCCATATTTTGACGATTTTAATATAGAGAAGCAGTTTTATAAAATTCTGTTTAAACCTGCTTACGCTGTCCAAGCTCGAGAGCTTACTCAGTTACAAACTATTCTTCAAAATCAAGTTGAGCAATTTGGTGATAATATCTACCAAGAGGGTAGTATTGTTAAAGGGTGTAACTTTACAAGCCTAGATGGATTAGAATTTGTTAAACTAACAAACTCAATACCAGATCCTGAGGCTTATATTCCTGTTATCCAAGATGAAGTAATTAGTGGAACTACAAAGTCTATTGAAACTAAATACGAGGTTGAGGGTGATAACACTGGATTGATAGCTTCAATCATATCTGCTGCCCGAGGTTTTGAAACACGTCCACCAAATCTTAATACATTCTTTATTAATTACTTAAATACAAACTCATCAGATGTTAAAAGCTTTGAGTCTGGTGAACCTTTAACTATCAATAAGTATCGTTATGACGGTTCAACTCTTATTGAAACTCAGCTTAACGTGGCAACAGCACAGGTAACTAATTTACCTGACTCAACTGGTAAATCATTTGGTATTCAAGCTGCGGCAGGTGTTGTATTCCAAAAAGGTCATTTCTTATTCGCTGCTGACCAAACTCTTATCGTAGCTCCATATACT